GGCGCGCGCGCGCCGGAATACAGGGCAAAATCTTCTTTGCCAAAGCTGATGATTTTACCGCCGCGCTGCGCCACCGGCACGTAAGGGAACAGGGCGTGACCGACCAGCTCCATGTTTTTGTAACCCTGGGCGACGGTCGATAAAATCGGGTCGATGACGCGGGCTTGGGCAGAGGACATCTGAGTCATGCCAATAGCGGCAAACGCCAACCCATCATTCGGATCAACCCAGCCCGCATGGGCGGAGAGGGACACCACACAAACGGCAAAAAATACAAACAAAGTACGGAAAAAAATGGACGGCTTCATAACATCTCCTTAAATTATCGTGCGCACGGCGCACGCTACAAAAAAACAATTAATCTATCGTGCTACAAAAAACAATTAAGCCGCGTTGGGGATCAGCAGCACCTCGATCACTTGCCCAGCGACCGACGCGGCTTCCAGTGCCACGGCCAGACGTGCGCCGGAGGTCACCCAGGTAATGGCGCGCCCGCTGGCATCGGACTTGATGGTCGCGCCGTCGGCTACCGCCGCACCCACCTCGACCATCGCCGTGCCGATCACATCAACAGTGACCTTGTCACCGATCGCGCCAGCCTGACGGGTTACCCCCAGCGCGTTGGCATCGGCCCCCACCTGCGCGCCGAGTGCCGAGACGAAACGGTTGGCGACCACCGCGCCAGTCAAGGTTTCCGTTAAAGAAAGTAGTGCTATATTTTGTTGGGACATATTATTTTCTCCTATAGTGGTTCGTGCACACGGCGCACGCTACGTGCTAATTAAATGACCGCTTTTACGGCGGAAAAGTAATCCGTTTTGGGATTGGTTTTTTGATAAGCGAGTGCTTTGGCATGTATCTCCAACCCCTCCGCATCGACCGCGCCATAACCGCGCGGCGCGGCAAATTCGACCGCCTCGCCCTCGGGCGCGGACGCTTTCGACACCTCGCCGAACTCGACCTGTTTAGGCAGCGCGGCCAGCATTTTTTTGAGCGCATCAACGAGCGGCTTTTTATCGTCGCCTTCGCCGAATTCGACCATGTTGCCGCCGCCGGCAAGATGGTCGAGCGCGGCAGCGGTCACAGCGGTTTGCGCGGGCAGCAGGCGACCCTCCTTGACCAAGCCTTCGGCAAAAGCCAGGTGCTCGGCATGCAGCGCGTCGCGTTTTGTCTTGATCTGCGCCTCGGCAAAACTGGCGGCATCTTTTTTGAGTTGCGCGTTTTCTGCTTCCAGCGCGGCGAGCCGGGCTTTTTCTTCTGCGGACATAATTTCTCCTTTTGGTTGGGGTGCTACGGGATCGGCAAATGCAGGTGCAATTTCTGCAACCGCTTTCTCTTTATTTAATTCATCACGCGCGGATTGCTCCAGCGATTTGACGGTGTAACCGGGGATCGCTTTATCAGCATCTTCCTGGCCGAACTTGCCCAGCACCCAGTCGCGCAAACTGCGCCACAGGTTGGCGTTGTCCGTGTCGCTCCATTCGGTAAATTCGACCACGCCCGTTTCTGTTTCGGCGAATTCGGGGGAGCGCAAGCCTTTCACGGCGGGCGGTTGCGCGCCGAGAAAGCCGACGTGGCGCAGGTAATACACGCCAGGCACAGGGTTGCTGGGCGCATCGGGGGTATAAAAAGACGCGGAGATTTTTTTGAACGCGCCGCGCTCGACCATCTCGGCGAACGCGGGATCAACTTGGTGCGGGGAAGCCTCAAGACTCGCTCCCTCACCCCCCGCCCTCTCCCGGCAGGAGAGGGAGCCAACCCAGCCGTAAGCGGGCATGTCGTGCTGAGGATGCCCCACCACCAGCGGCGCTTCGTGTTTGACAGGATCGTAGGCGGCAGCAGTCGCAGCCAGATCGGTTTCGGAAAAGACCAGCGCCGCACCGCTCATCGCGGTGTGTTTGCCGGGCTTAAAAATCTGAATGGGTTTGGTTGTGTTCATGCCGCGCATTTTGATGGCGGCGGCGGCGGGTGTTTAGACGGAAGGGCTTCCGCCTAAGGCTTACAGGATGCTTTTTTAGATTACACCTGGGCGGATAAAAATACAATGCTCAAAAAAACAAGGAAGGGGGAAGGGGATCAAGGTCTAATCGCCCCGGCAACCGATTTATAAACGCGCTGGGCGCGTGATCAGCGTGGGCGGGTACTCAGGTGACAGCGGCGGTGTCGGCGCGCTCAAAACAGGGTTAAATTCTTTTCTTGCACCACCCCCCCCGTAGACTCGATTATGCGCACGGTGCGCACGGTGTAGCCGTACCTGCGGGCGACGGTATCTTGTGTAACCCCGGCGGCGCGATCTGTGCGAATTTGGCGGTAGATCAGCGTGCGCACGGCTTTTTCGCAGCGTGCGATTTCGATGTGGCTGCCGCCGTACTCAGCCACCAGCGTGGTGAAAGCCGGGCCGCCGAGCAGGTGCAGCAGGGGGTGATCTGGTGCCACTTTGACCGGGACGTACAGAGGCGCGCCGCCGCCATGCTTTTTGACCAACATTAATACGGCGGGCAGGCCGACGGTCTTAACCAGCCACTGCATCGAGGGCGGCAGCAGGTGCAGGTCGGCTTCGGTGAGGTTCATTCACCCTCTCCTGCAGGCGGGGAGAGCGTAGCGAGGGGGGCTAAGCCGGTGGGGGGCGCAGAGCGCGCCAGCCATTTTTTAAGGTCCTCGATCACAGCGGATGCCTGGCGGGTGTCCAGCCATTGTAAAGCCTCGCATCCGGTTTGGCGTTTAACGAAGGCGGCCAGCGCGCCTTCGGACGGGTTGCGTACCTTGCCTGCGGCGTGCAACTCCAACCATAGTGCGCGTATTTTTTTGCTCTGCGGATCATCCGCCAACGGGCGGGTTGATGCCTTTTTGCTGGCCACTTTAAAACCGCAGCCCTTGAGGTGGTCTAGCACGCGGCGGCGACCAGCCCAGTCCAGCGCGAGGCTGCTCTCGACGCGCGCCACTGCCCACAGCATGGCACGGTAGGTGGCATCATCCATACCGAGATGCTGCTTGGCGATATGGATGATCTGGATGTCGCGACGCTGGTCGGCGTAGCGGGTGGGGTATTTGCTCATGTTTATCTCCGTTAAACATTCTCCCGCAGCCCGCCCTGTTTAACGGGCTGCGGGCGAGGGTCTATCCGTTGATGGCGACCGCGTCTTTCAACGCTTTGGCCGCGCTGAAAGTCGGCACGCGTTTGGCCGGGATGCTCATTTCCGCGCCGGTGGACGGGTTGCGCCCGATGCGCGCAGCACGGGCTTTTACGCCGAGCTTGCCCAAACCGGGCAGGCTGATTTCGCCACCCGTTACCAGCTCGTGGGTGATGGCCATGCCGAGGTGTATCAATAATGTATCAACATCTTTTTTGCTGAAGCCGGTGCCTGCGGCGAGTGCGTTTACGAGTTCTTGCTTGGTCATGATGTTTTCCTTTTGATTAAGTCTACGGGCGGGTGCTGCGCTCGCGGTGCGCCCTGGGCCGCGAGTTTTTGATGCTGATGCCAACGGTTGAACAGCCGCCGCAGCGTGTAGCTGCGCGCCAAACTCACGATGGTGAACAGTAGGCCGATGGTGAGGTTGTCGGCTACTGAAACGCGGATGCCGAAAAACGGAAAGATGAGCACTTGTGCGGCCACCGCGATGCCGTAGCCTACGGCCACATTGATGACGGCCTCTATCATTGACTGGCGGCGGGATTGGCTCATGCCGCGACATCCTGCTCGAATGGGGTGATCACAAAATCTTCCACGCCAGTAACCACGGTGATGCCAGCCACACCCTTGACCGCGTCCGGCTCATCTAATATCGCGGCCTTATTGACTTCTTCCACGCGACGAATAAAACGCGATAGCCCTAGCCGGGCAAGGGTTTCTAGCACCTGGTCGGATTTGCTGATGCGCACGCTGGGCGGGCGTTGCCGCCACTGCACTTCGCCGGTGATGAGGTTGGCAGTTTTGCCTTTACCGCACAGCTCGTCGCGGTGGGCTTCGCAGTAGCTCTGCACACCCTCTTGCAGCGGGGTGATCTGTTCGTTGATGGCCGCCAGCGTCGGCTGGTAGTTGGCGGTGATGCCTGCGATGGCATCGTTCATCTCGGTTTGTGCGCGCTGCGCATGGCGTTGCAGGTCGCCTATTTGGCGGATATAGGCGGCAGCGTCGTCGAGATTTTGCGGGACGGTGATTTGAGCTGCGGCTTTGAGGCGGGTGGTTTTTGACATACTGTTCTCCTTGGTTGATGCTGGTTTAAGTGGGTAGGTGGAGCTGGCCGATTAGGTCGGCCAACGGGATTTTTTTAAGGCGCGATTCCAGCACCAGGCTGTGCATGGCGCGGGCGCGCAGGAAGTCGCAGGTGTGTTGCAACTCTGCTGCGTTGGCGGCGATGTAGTAGCCGTCGCGCGGTGTGCCGCACACGGCATGGCCTTCGGCGCGCAGGGCGGTGACCATGAAGCGCACCTGACGTGGATGCACGTCCATTTGTGCGGCCAGTGCCGCCACGCCGATGCCGTTGCCGCGCCCGATGTGGTGTGAGAGCAGGGTGAGCAGTTGATTAGCTGTGGTCATCGCGATCGACTCCTGGTGGGTTAACTTGCATCTTTTTAAGGGCGGCTTTAACTTCGGGCGGCATGATGCTTCGAGGCTTTCCCTCACCCGACCTTCGGCCACCCTCTCCGTGCGAATGGGTCGCCGCGAAGCGGCGGGGAACCCATTCGCACGGAGAGGGTTGGGGTGCACCCAAGGCAGGCAATCCGCTATCCGGCAAGCCGGATGCGGAGTTGACACAGGGAGCCGCTGGCTGGTGCAACCCGCCCACTGGTGTTCTGCCCGCTTTGCGGTCTTCGTTTTTTTGCTCGGCCTGCGCCTCGGCTTTATTGCTGTAGCCCTCGATGATGGCGAGCAAATAGCCGTGGCCTTTTAGCGGCAGGGTGAGCTTGTCGCGCTTGGCCAGCATCTCTTCCAGTGCCATGCGCCAGTAGTCCTGCGGCGCGCTCCAGATGCGCCCGTTGCGGGCGATGCGCGCGTCGGCGATCATCGGCTTGAGCTCGCACAGCAAGCTGGCGACGCGATCCATAGCCAAGCTGCGCTGAGGCGGGCGGAACAGGGCTAAGTATTGCACCAGCAGCTTGCCGAGCGGCGCGGGCAGCGATAGCGACACCACCACCGCGTCGCGCGCGCCTTCGTGCCCGATCAACACGTCGAGGCTGGACAGTGCACCACAGGCTGGACAGGCGGTTTTCATCGGTAGCCCTTCGTGGTGATGGGCCGATTGTTGCGCGCCATCCACCACAGGCTGTGCTGCGTGGTTGTTGCCGATTCATCGGCTCTACAACCACGGCGTACCCCTTGCGGGTGCTGCGTGGTTTTTTTAGTGACCAGACAGCAACCTACCTCGCCGTTTTGATACATAGTTAGCAGCGCGGCATCGACCGCGTCCGGCGCGCCCAGACGGCGCAATGCGCCGATTTGCGCGGGCTGCTGCGGCGATGATCCGGCTAAGGCTGCGCGCAGGGCGGCTTCAAGCGGGTCGGCACTTTTAGGGTTCAAGTTGTGCCTCCGCCCAACGCACTTGGCAGTCGAATCGCCACACCATTTTGTAGCGCTGGCAACCTTTAATGCCGCTGGAATAACCCTGCACCGCGCCCTCTAGCCGGTCACACAAGGGGCTGTAACACACGGTGATGCGCGGGCCGCGCTCGACGTTGAGTACCACAAAACCCTGCGCCTCGAGCCAGTCCACGCAGAAGCTGGCCTGGCGGTCGCAATAAGCGTTGTTGTTTAATTTTTTTTGCACGGCGGCATCCGCCGCCCGCTGGGCGTTGATGCGCGGGGCGTGGTCGATCAAAAATTGAGTGGTGCGCATGGCTAAGCCTCCTTAACAATGTCGCCGTTGACCTTGGCGAAGCCCAGCTGCGCGGCCAAATTAAGGCTGGCGATGAGCAGGTTAGCCACGGCCAGCGGGTACAACAGGCTGACGGTGCGCCCCTCGCCCCTGGCCGCTCTCCCGCCTGCGGGCGCGGGGTTGAACGTGAGCTTGGCGCGTATTGCCTCAATGGCGGCAGGCTCTACTGCGTCGACCAGCGCGCAGCCCGCACGCTGAAATTTGAATTTGAGATACTCTTCCAGTTGACTATCCAGCGGCATCAGCTCAACCACCTCGCAGCGCTGCACCACTTCGCGCACGGCGTGGTTCTGTTCGCTCAACTTCAGGCGCAGCTCCGGCTGGCCGAGCAGGACGATGCCGAGTAGTTTTTTAAAGCCGTTTTCCAACTCGAAAAAACCTTTGAGATGCTTTAACGTGGGCAGCGGCAAGCGGTGCGCCTCTTCGATCACCAGCAGGTAGGTCATGCCTGCCTGAGTGCCGCTGAGCAAGGCCTCGTGTGCCTGGCGAAAGCGCGCCTCAGGGCTGCGCTTGTGTTTTTCTAGCGGGCAAATAGCGGTGATGATGGCCTCGGCGATGTGCGCTGCCTTGAGCGTCTTACCTTTAATGTCGTTGTCTTCCATGCCCAGCACATACGGCTCGATCACCACCACCCCCGCGCCTTCGCGGCGGATGCGGTCAACCAGATCGCGGCGCAGAGTGCTTTTGCCCGCACCGGATTCGCCCACCACCGCCACGAAGCCGCCGTGGCGGGCGGTGTGCCACAGCGTTTCGCGCACGTAGCGCGAGTCGGGTGTTAAAAATACATCCTCGTGGGTTTGTAGGTCATCCGCGAGCGGATCGGTTTTGAGTGCAAAATGCTTTTTTGCGGCGGGTGTTAAGGTCTGCTTGCGTAGTAACATGGCTTCCTCCTGATGTGTTCCCTCACCCCGACCCTCTCCCGAAGGGAGAGGGGGCAAGGGCACTGCGGGTGCTACATTAAAAACACGGCGACAGGCGCAGCGCGCAGCGCCGTGTGCTTCCAAAAACGTCAAAATCCCTGCCTGCACGGATTTTTTGTCCGGCTTCTTGGGGAAGCTGCCGTGGTTGCATATCTGCGCCACCGTGGCGGGTGACACAGATAGGTGCTGCGCCAGCTCGCGCTGGGTCTGGCCTACTTCTTTTAAAGTTTGTTTTAGGTTCAGCATCAACTCAGCCCCCCGGCGAACACCTTAAGTGGCGCGTGCTCACCGCGCAGCAGGCGTGCCTTGAGGCCATCCGCATCGGCGGCGGGAATCTTGCCGGACGGGTAACGCTGCTGCACCACGGCGGCGAAGGACGGCTGCCAGCCCGCCATGCTCTTGGCGAATTCGACCACGGACAGCGGCGGGAACTCGGTGCGGGCATCACGCGCCGCGCGCACTTGCTCGGTGTCTAGCGTGGTGGCCGCAGGCAGTAGGCGTAGCGGCAGGTCTTCCTTGCCTAAGTGAGAATGCGCGACCAAGCCCTTGCCCTCGTTGAGGTGCGCGAAGGGGCGTTGTTGTTTGACGCGGGATTGTTCGGCGCTGTCGCGGGTAGCGTCTGCGCCGTAAGCGGCTTGAGCCAAGCGCTTGTCCGCCGTTTCGGTGAGAGAATAAGGTGAGGCGCGGTATTCACCCTTTTCCTGCGCAGTCATCGAATTGCCAAACGCATCAAACGCGCTGTCTGGCTGCACTTCCACCAACAAAGCCTCGCCGCCGACGCGGGGGATTTCTATGCGCAGCGCACCGTCTTTGAGCAGCAGCGGCCACACCTTGACCTGCATCTTGTTGGCGAGAAATTCCGCCCAGGGGCGCAGATCGTATTGGCGGCTTTGCTTGATTTCAGGGTGGACGAAGCTAATGAGGTAGTTCTTCACCTGGCGCGTGTCTTCTTTTCCGTGCAGAAAGTGTTTGCACACGCTGATGTCAGGGATTTCCACAAGGTATTCCGGTGCGCGCATGATGAGCTGCCACAGATCGTCGCGCACCAGCCGCTCGCCCGAGGCGCGCTTAACGCGGCACTCCACATGGGGAATGGCGTTGGCGTTGAAGTCGCGCACCCAAGCGGCGGCAGAGGTATTGAGCTGTTCAACACTCTCGACCGGCTCGAATTTGAGACGGCTTTCAAAGTGCGTTTCCACCAGCCAGTTGGCACCTTCCACGCCGCCCTTGGCCCACGAATGCCCGGCCGCGTGCGTGATAACTTCTACGCCCATCGCGTCCATCCAGTTGAGGATGCCGTGCGAGGTGTTGGCGCTGCCCTTGTCCATCTCCAGCGTGGCAGGCACACCGAAGGACAGGCGGCTTGGCTGCTTGCTCATGGTGTAATGCAGGAAGTCGAACAAGGTTTCTTGGTTCTCGCCAGCCGCCTCGAAATAGCGCACATCCACACTGGAGCTGGCTTGCTCCCAGCGCACGTAGCGCCACACCTTGAGCAGCACTTTGGCGTAGTTGCCCGGCTTGTTTTTATAAAATTCTTCATCACGCATGATGAATTGCTTGCCCGCCATGTAATAAATTACACAAAGCGACGGGTCGACCTGCATCACCTGGTTGACGTGTTTGGGGCGGGTGGTGATGGTGGTGCGCGAGGCCATGATGCTGTCCACGTCCAAGTTTTTTTCGCGCAGGATGGCGTTGTAGCGGCTTTTGCTGACGGTGATCTCCACGCCGTTTTGATGCAGGATGTTCATGGCCACGCCCGTGGGCAGGGTTTTATTGCCATTGCCACGGACCGCCTCACGCTTCAGGCTTGCCATCATGTCCAACGTCTCTGTCGGCACGCTGGTGCTGCCTTTATCCGCACGCGCTTTACGGTTGGTTTTACGACCCGCGTGCGCTTTGAGCCAGCGATGCACCGTGTTGGGTGCTTTGCCGATGAAGCTGGCGAAGGCTTCCACCTTGGCAGACTGCTCGCCACGCGGCGCAGATGCCAGCGCGGCGCGCAGGGTAAACAGTTGCTGGAGCATATCGGGGGAGAGCTGCGTAGCCATGATGAAGTCCGTAGTCATTGAGGATATGAGGCGTTAAACCTCAACCAATGAGCGCGCCAAGGGTGCAATCAAACAAGCGGCGCACCTTGCTGACCAGCTCTTCGGTGCGCTCCACCGCCTCGGCCAGCTCGCGCCCGATCTGCTCACGCGCAGCGGCAAGGGCAGCCTCGGCACCCGGCTCGGCTTCTTGCTGCATGACTTTTTCGCGGATGATGTCGAGGGCGGTGACGGATTCGAGGATGTTGGCGCGGTGACCGGCCACATGCAGGGCCAGCTGTTTCATCGCGCCCGACCATTCTTCATGCGCGTCGATCTGTTTGCCTGCGGCGGCCTTTTGCAGCTTGGTGATGGTTTTCTGGTTGTCGGAAAGAACGCGGTCGGTGGCTTCGGCGTCGGCTTTAAGATCTTCATTAGCCTTGGTGAGCGCCTCTTTTTCCTTAGTGTGTTTGGCGATGAGTGATTCCGCCAAATCAAGTAAGTCATCCTTGTCACCCGCCTTAGCCGCTTCGATTAATGCTAGACGTTCATCTTGAGGAAGGCGGCGATACTGGCGAAGTTCACGGTAACCAACACCTACACTATTCAATTGTTGCAAGGCGTCCTCGCCGAAGGCTTCTAGGTTTTGAAGATCTTCATCAACCTTTTGGCGAGTTGTTCCAAGAGCAAGGCAAAATCCCTCAAAAGTGCCGACGTCGGCAATTTCATTGCCATTGCAATCAATCCCCTTTTGCCCCGCCGCTGCGCGGTATAGCTTGGTTTCTTTGATATGTTTGAGCTTGCTTAAACTGACGACGTCGGCGAATTTTGAAATTGCGCGGCTCATCTGTATCTGACCAAGCATCTGATTAACTAAATCACGCCCTTGGTTGTAGTCGGCCTGAATGGCGGCAGAAAGATTGACAGCTTCAACCGCCTTGGTCAGTCCGGGCGTTTGCTCTGCTGTGATTTCGTGTGATTCAACAACCGCTGCGGATGCTTTACGTGCCATATTATTTCTCCCTAGTTTTGAACGAACAAACGTGCTTTGGTTTCCTGGATGCGGCGCTCTTCCGCATCCACGCTTTGCAGCACCTGCAAGGCTTTGCGTGCAGCGGACACGGAGATGCGGATGCGGTCGGTGGAGGGGATGCGCTCGGCAAGCCAGCCTCTTCCAAGGTTTTGACATACACGGTGATGGTGCTGGCTGATAAGCCAGTCGCCTTGGCGAGCTCACCCGGCGCGTAGCCGTTGGCAAAGTTGCGCCACAGCACGTCGAGCACGGTGAACAACTTGGTTGCTGATTGATTAGCCTTGGTTGCCATCATTCCCCCTTACAATCTGGCGCTCTTTCCAACCCAGCTGAACGGTCAGCAACAAGCGCAGCATTCCGCGACGCACGTTTTCGATCACAGTCTTGGCTTTCATAGGCTCGTTACTCCCGTCCAATTCCTCGCTCAAAAACTGTGCAACCAATTCTGTGCTTCCATGCACTTCGTATGCATCCGCCAAAAACCTCAAGTACTTGCTCATATTGGCCGCACGAACTTGATCGTTAGCAAAGTCATCCTGCAATTGCTTAAGATCGCTCATCTCACTCCTCCGTAAATTCAAATTCGGGTTGTAAATGCTTCTCGACGTTGCCCTTGTGCCAAGCCAGCCCTTCCATGCCCTGCTGAATGGCGGCTAGCGTGGATGCAACATCAGCCTTGTTGGCGTAAAACTGGAGCAGCTTGCCCGCCGCGCTATGCAGCAGCTCTTGCAACACCTGCATGTCTTCTGCGCTGGCGTTGCGGCCGCTGGGGATGGCGATCATCAGGTGGCCTGTACTAGCAGCGAGCCAGCGAGAGATAAAGTTAATGCCGCAGATATGCTCGTAGGCGGGAATGCTTGAGGCAGGCATGCGGCCATTGGCCAGCCACTTATAAAGCAGGTCTGGCGTGATACCCATCAGGTCGGCGATGCGCTCGACCGAGTAGTTTGAGCGCGCCAGCGCGTGGTCTTTGCACAGACGCAACGCATCGCGCAGGCTATTGGGTTGCACCCGTTTCCAATTGCGACGAATCATTGGAATGCCCACCCGCCATTGCCATTCGGCCAGCTCCAAACAAATACCGGTTTGGAACAGGCAAAAGCTGTTTTTATTGGGTAAAATGCAACCATTGAATTAAAGGGGCGCATGATGGAATTCACTGAGCAACAGATTTCGCTAATTGACAGCAGGATTGCGAATGCGATTGAGGATGCACGGCATCAAGACAATGAGCGCATGTTCGGGCGCATTGCGGCTCTTGAGTTAATGGTGGTTGAGTTGGTTCGATTTCTACCGCAGGGGCTTGAGCAAGCGGCTGCCATCCAGATAGACGAGCGCATAAAACGCAATCCTTATTGGTGCAATGAAGATGTGATTGCGGCGTGGCAAATTTGGCAGCAATACCTTTGGGAGCGAGCAACGCTTCAGCCACCAACAGCGCTGCCCCCGTCGAATATGTTGAAATAAGATGCGCCACGATTTTCAGGTGATTTGTATTCAGGTGCTTAATCAGATTACTGGCCTGAGGCTCGTGCAGGCTTGATCGCAGCACAGCTTCGGATATGGATGGCGATTCATCTGCGCGCAAATTCGCTTGCAAGATCGCGGCGGCAACGTTGCTGGGAAGTATCACCTTGCCGTTTGCGCGGCGGCTTTCGTTGATGAGTGCGGTAGCGATTTGCATGATGTCTCCTAGTGGGTGAGGGGTAGTAAGCCCAAACGGCGGGCGGTGGCGCGGGCGCGGGTGATAGCACTTTCGGAGCGACCCGCCAGGGCGGCGGTGGCTTTGCGAGACAAGCCCTGCGCGAGCCCTTCGGCGGCGAGGCTGGCGGTTGGGCGCACGATGCGGAAGGCGTTGGCCTCACGTTTGACGGGGGAGCGCAAGCGGGCTTCCATCTGGTTGAAGGCGGTGATGTAGTCCACTTTCCAGCGCAGTGCTTTGATTCCGGTGAAACCCATTGTCACCAGGGAGAAGTCGGCGAAGGTGAGGCGGTACATTTTTTGTTCCCGCTTGCGGGAATCGAGGTAGGTGGTTTCCTCGAATTTCAGGCCGGAGATGTCCCCAGATTTGGGGGCATCTCCCAGTTGAAAACTGGGTCTGGCGTAAGAGACAACGGTGAGATCGGCGAGCAGCTGTTCGATGTCGCGCACCACCTTGTCGTGGCTCTTGCCGAAACGGGCGGCAACGGCGGTGGAAGAGGTCAACGCGAGTCCGTGATCAGTGAATAGCGATTCACGGGCAGCGAGTGGATTGGGCGGGTTGAGGGCGAGTTGCATGGCGTTCTCCTTGGTGGTTAGGCGGCGAGTTGTTCGGGGTTGGGCTTGAGGGCGAGTGGCAGCAGGCCAAGTCGGCGGGCGGTGCGGCGGTGATAGCTAACGCTGTTGGCAGAACGTCCGATAGTTGAGCCGATGGCAAGGCGGCGTAAGCCCTGCTCGGTGCCAGCCACAACGGGAGCAAGCAGCGGGCGCAGTTGATGCAGGGCAGCGGCTTCGCGGGTGACGCGGGCTTTAAGTTCGGTTTCCATCTGGTTAAAGGCGGCGAGGAAGGATTCTTTCCAGAAGGCCGCTTCTTTACCGGTGAAACCCATCGCCAGGAAAGCAAATCCGTCGCGGGTGATGTGATACATGGGATAGGATTTTTTTCGTTTGCTGGTATAGGTTGACGGCTGAAAATTCAGCCGTGAGAACTCTGGAGAGCACTCCATGATGCCGATGGATTGCATGACGTTTTTATGCAGTTTGTGAAAGTGTTCGGCAACTTTGCGTGAAGTGGTAAAGGTGTACCCGTTGACGACATCGACGAGCAGGGTTTCGGGGAACAGATCGGGGTTCATGGCAGTCTCCTAATGAGCGGTGCGGTTATATTTGCCAGGCCATAGCGTATTGACTGAGAGGCCGGTGACCTTGGCGATGGCGTTTGCAACACGATATGAGGTCATGCGGCTGTAGATGACGTTGGAAATGGCATTGCCGGAGATTCTGAGTTGCTCGGCAATACGGGCTTGGTTACTGCCCGCTTTACGCAGGGCGGCGTTGATGTCGGCGGGGTGCATTTTTTTTGCTCCTTTCGGTGATGTTTTCAAAGTAAGAGCATTATTGTTCCCGAACGGGAATAGTGTCAAGTGCTATTTTGGGTATTTTTATGACTGAACCGATAAACACTGATATTGGCGGGCGTTTGAGGCAGCTACGCGGCGAGCAGACACAGCAGGAATTCGCGGATTTGTTGGGTATTGGCCGCACCACGCTAATTCGATACGAGAGCAATGATCGAGTTCCAGATGCGGAGCTCATGCTCAAGTTGCATCTTTTGTACAAGGTGCAACCGCTATGGCTGCTGACGGGTTGGGGCGATAAAGCAACAGGGGTAAAGCTCACGCCACGCCAACATGCCTTGCTGGACAACTACGAGAACAGTGACGAAAAAGGCAAAAAGATTATCGAGGGCGCTGCCTCTCTGGCAGCGCAATCGGGAATAAAGAAGGGTAAGGCGGCGTGATGAGCGACAACCCGCGCTACGGCGAGGAGGTTGTCAGCGCGGATCGCGCCGCTGAATTGAATGTGCTGGGGCGCGTGGTATGGTCAGCCCGCGTAGGGCGCACTCGCTGGCAGTGCGCCGCAATTAAAAATAAAGTGCCGACCTGCGGCAAAGCGCGCCGATAATTCATTTCAGGATCACCTGAAAGCTGATTGGTTGATGAACTGTTTTTTTTGACAATTAACATGCGGCGCACTGCCAGCGAGTGCGCCCTACGCGAATCCCCTCTCCACACCCCCTCCCCTTCATTTCTTAGCCGGAAGCCCTTCCGCCTAAACACCTCTCGCGCGCGCGCGTATTCTGCGCGCATGACCCGTCAAACAAACCTCATCGTGATCCACTGCTCGGCCTCGCCCAACGGCGTGTCTCTGTTCACGGGCAAGCTGGGCGAGGCACGTTTCACCACGCCCGCGCAGGAGATTGATAAGTGGCACGCCGCGCGCGGCTTTAAGCGCAACCCCAACTGGAGCGACGTGCAAGAGCCCACGCTCAAGCACATCGGCTACCACTTCGTGGTGTACACGGCGGGGGCGGTGCTGGCCTGCCGCCACCTGGGCGAGGTCGGCGCGCACGCGCAGGGCTACAACAGCAACAGCATCGGCATCTGCATGATCGGCACCGATGCCTACTCGCCAGAGCAGTGGGCGTGCCTCAAAAGCCTGATCGAGGGACTCAAAAAAGATTACCCGCACGCCCGTATCTGCGGCCACCGCGATCTGTCGCCGGATGCTGATAATGATGGCGTGGTAGAGCCGCACGAGTGGCTTAAAACCTGCCCCGGCTTTGCGGTGGCGAAATGGTTAGCGGGCGGCTTGCAGCCGCTGGCCGGGCATATTTACCCTCTCCCGGCGGGAGAGGGTGGCCGCAGGCCGGGTGAGGGAACAAACGGGAGGGAGACATGAATCCATTAATGCTCGGCGGCGTGCTCGACATCGGCAAAAGTCTCATCAACAAGCTGTGGCCAGACCCGGCGCAGCAGGCCGAGGCGCAGTTGAAGCTGCTGCAATTGACGCAAAGCGGCGAATTAAAAGAACTGGAAATCCGCATGAGCGCGATTGTGGCCGAGGCCAACAGCCCCGACCCGTGGACTTCGCGCGCCCGGCCATCCTTTCTGTATGTGATGTACATCATCATCCTCATGTCTATCCCGGTGGGGGTAGTCGGTGTGTTTTACCCCGACGAGGCTGCACGTTTCGCGCAAAACATGACTGCGTTTTTAGCGGCAATCCCAGATTCGCTGTGGACGTTATTTGGCGCGGGTTATTTGGGATATGCGGGCGCACGCACGTTTGAAAAAGCCAAAGGTAAAGCGTAGGGGCGGGTTTCAAACCCGCCCGCACAAGGTAGCGTGCGCTGTGCGCACGACAATTTAGGAGAAAAGCATGGCCGCAATGAGCGATTATTTGGAAAATAAAGTTTTAGACTGGCTGCTGCGCGGGCAGGCGTTTGCCGCGCCCGCTACGGTTTATGTGGCCTTGCTTACCGCCGCGCCGAGCGATGCGGGCGGCGGTACCGAGGTGGCGGGCGGCAGCTATGCCCGCGTGGCGGTCGTCAGCTCGCTGGCCAACTGGGCGGGCACGCAAGCGGCGGGGAGCGCTGTGGCCTCTAGCGGCACGAGCGGCACCACCAGCAACAACGCGACCATCACCTTCCCCGCGCCCACGGCCAACTGGGGCGTGGTCACGCACCTGGCTATTTATGATGCCGCTGCGGCAGGTAACTTGCTTATCTTTGCCGCGTTGGCCGTGGCTAAAACCATCAACAACGGCGATGCCGCGCCCAGCTTCGCCGCCGGGCAGCTTACGTTTCAGGTCGATAACTAGAGTACCCGGCAATGGCTCTACCAACCTATGTCGGTAAAGGCACGTTCACCAGTGGCACAGGCGCGTTGTCTGTGCCGTGGACGGGTGCGGGTCAAGCTGCGGACGATTACGCGCTGCTATTGGTCGAGTCGGCCAATCAGGCTATCGCCACCCCGTCCGGCTGGACGCAAGTAGCCAATTCCCCTCAATTTACCGGCGCGGCGGCAGCGGCGGGCGGCGTGCGGCTGGCGGTGTTTGGCAAGGCTGTGGTGGCGGGTGAGGCGGCGGTCGCGGTGGCCGATAGCGGCGACCACACCACCGCGCAGATCCATGTATTCCGTGGGGTGAATCTCGCCAACCCGGTGCATGTCACGGCGGGCGCGGTGCTTGCGACAGCGGGTACCATCATCACGCTACCCAGCGTCACCACGACCCTCGCCGACTGCATGATCGTGTTTGCGGTCGCCAACGACCGCGACAGCGCGTCTACCGCTAACCTTTCCAACTGGAACGCGGCCGCGTTGGGTTCGCTCACCGAGCAACACGATGAAACTATCAATACCGCCGCGGGCGGCGGGTTGGGGATCGCTACGGGTGCGCTGGCCGTGGCCGGTGCTACGGGCGCGTCGCAAGTGACCAATGCCGCCAGTGTCACGGCGGCCATGATGACCATCGCGCTTGCGCCCATTCCAACGGTTGTGGCGTTGGCCGCCGCCCCATCTGCCCAAGCCGCAGCCGGTGGCGCGTTAAGCACTGCAATCAATTTAACGGGTGTCGCCGCCAATCAAGCAAATGCCAACGCTGCGTTAAGCACGGCCATCAATTTAACGGGTATCGCCGCTGATCAAGCGGCCGCGGCGGGCGACCTTACGATCAACCCTAGGATGGCCGGCACCGCGCAGTCAGTGGCGGCAGCTGGTGGCGCGTTAAGCACGGCCATTAGCATGGGCGGCACAGCACTCGATCAGGCATCGGCTAGTGCTGCGCTGGCCACGGGTATCGCGCTCAGCGGCGCGGCACTGGCTGGGGTGGGCGCATCGGGGGGGTTAAGCGCGCAAATATCATTGGTTGGGTCGGCGGTGTCGTTGGCAACCGTAAATGGCCAGCTCACCGCGCAAATTAAATTGTCCGGCGACGCACTGGCGCAGGCCGCAACAACGGCGGGGTTAAGTAGCGCGATTCTGTTGGCGGGTAGCGCGTCAGTGCAGGCAGGTGCTGCGGGCGATCTATCGTCGGGCATTAATCTGGCTTCCGCCGCAACCGCGCAATCAAGCCACATTGCGGTGCTTACCACGCAAATTGTGTTAAGCGGACAAGCCGCAGCAACGGCAGGTATGTCGGGCGACCTCACCGCCAGCATCGCGCTGAGCGGTGCGGCACTCAACAAAGCCTTGGCCAGTGGTGAGCTGACCATCATGGTGATGATGCGATTGGCGCGCCTGTCGGCCAGCGTCACGCGCCCAGTGCAAATGCTGGCAGGGGCGGCTCGCGCCACCCACATCAGCGCGGCGGTGGCGCGCACCACGCACGCCAGTGCAGGGTTGAGTAAATCAGCGTACCTAATGCCAGGGGTTGCGCGCACCACACACATACAAGCCGGGGTAGCACGTGCATAGCTGGATTGTGGGTGAGGTGGCGCGCCTGACTCTCACCACCACCGACACGGCGGGCGCGCCGCTAGACCCCGCCACGGTGGTCTTAAAAATTAAAAGCCCGGCGGGCGCAATCAGCACACAAGCCCATCCCGGCGCGGTGGTGAGGATGGGGGTGGGGGTGTTTGTGTTTGATTTGGCACTGACCGAAAAAGGTCGTTGGCTGTACCGCTGGGAGACCAGCGCGCCCGCGCAGGGCGCAACTCAAGGCGAGCTGACGGTCGCGCCGAGCAATATTTAATAAGGGATGTGAATGAGCAATGAGGATAGGGCGCAGGAAGTGGAGCTGCGCGAATACGAACACAACCAGCGGCGCGCGATCATGCCCGCGCCGCACCGCCCATCGGCCAAGATGTGCCGTGGCGAAGGCTGCGGCGAACCCATACTGGATGCGCGCCGCAACGCGATACCCGGCGTGCAGTTTTGCACGGAATGCCAGGAGTTCAACGATTTTTTTGCGAGCCAATTTAAAAAACCAATTTAAAAAATTAAGGGTTGACATGGAACAGGTAACGATGGACTACACGGCGATGGATTTTTGGTGGAAGGTTTTTATCACCATTATCAACCTGGGCATCGGCGCGTATTTGTTTTGGGAGCGCAATAACAACAGCACCCGTAACCGCATCGACTCCTTGGAGACGGATGTGGATGGCAGGCTCGATAAGCACGGTGAGCGTATCACCAAGCTGGAAGGCGGCCCCACGCACGGACGCATCGACGAAGCGCACGCGCGCATCACCGACGTGGCGCGCGCGGTATCGGGTATGGCAGGCGAGATGCAGGGTATGAAGACGGTGCTCAATTTAATTCACGATCATTTGCTTAACAAGAAAGGGTAAATATGAGCTACGCCGAGGAAGTCATGGCCGATGCGCGCTTGCGATTGCTGCAAATATTGGCGGCGAAGCCGCTGTACACGGGCAACGAGCTGAGCTTAAAAAGCGAGCTGGCCAAATGCTACGGCCACGCATTTGGGCGCGACTTGATGCGTGCGCAATTAGTTTGGTTGGACGAGCAGGGCCTGCTGACCATTCAGCAGCCCGGCGGCATGATGCTGGTGACGCTGAGCGGGCGCGGGTCAGAGGTCGGCTGCGGCCTCAGCCGCCATCCGGGCGTGGCGCAACCGAGGGCGGGAGAATAACGTGGCGCGCCGCTCTGCTGTAGATAAACTGCCACCCGACTTGCGCGACGCGCTGACCGCTAAATTGGTGGCTAACGGCTTTAGTGACTACGCTGGGCTGGCCGCCTGGCTGGCCGAGGAGGGCTGCGCGATTAGTCGAAGCGCGTTGCATCGGTTTGGCGCGGATTTGGAATCTGAATTTGAAGCGGCCATGCAGGACGCACGCCGCTCGATCGAGCTGGCACGCGCGATGCGCGCCAGCGGCCAAGCCGATGATGATGGCGCGCTGATCGATGCCGCCAGCAGCGTGCTGCAAGATCAACTCTTGCGCATCTCGCTCGCGCTACGCACGGTGGACACCGACCCGGCGGAGGCGGTGAAGCTGGTGTCGCAGGCCTCGCGCGCGCTGGCGGACTTGGGGCGACTGAAAGTCTCCTACGAAAAATGGAAGGCTGAAATTAACGCAAAAGCTATTGTGGTGGCGGAATCTGTGGTTGATATAGGTAAACGCGGCGGGCTGTCCGACCACGCGCTGGCGGTGATTCGCGCGGGCATTTTGGGGATAGGTAGATGAGCCAGCCACAACCTTTGGGTATGGTGGCGGTGCTGCTGCCCTACCAGCAACGTTGGGTGGCAGACCTGTCTGATGTGGCGGTGTGGGAGAAGTCGCGGCGCATCGGCGCGTCGTGGTGTGATGCGTGCGCGGCGGTGCTGACCGCGTCGCCCGCCGAGAACGCGATGGACGCGCTGTACATAGGCTACAGCGAGGATATGACGCGCGAATATATCGACGACTGCGCGATGTGGGCGCAGGCATTTAATTCTGCCGCTGCCGAGATGAGCGAGTGCGTGTACGAGGATGAGGGGCAGGCGATTAAGGCTTTTCGGATCGATTTTGCCTCGGGCAAAAAAATTCTGGCTCTATCCAGCCGACCGCGCTCGATACGTGGCAAGCAGGGCCGCGTGACGATAGACGAGGCGGCCTTCCACGACGACTTGCCCGGCCTGCTTAAGGCCGCGCTGGCGATGCTGATATGGGGCGGCAAGGTGAGGCTGCTGTCGTCGCACAACGGCGACGCGAACCCTTTTAACGAGCTGGTGAACGACATTCGCGCGGGCAAGATGCCCTACACGCTGCACCGAACTACGTTTGATGACGCGCTCAACGATGGACTGTACGAGCGCGTCAAGTTAATTCAAGGCGCGCGCCTTAAAGAGCAAACACAAGCCGAGTGGCGCGACAAGATTTATCGCCAGTACGGCGAGAACGCCGCCGAAGAGTTGGACGTGATCCCCAGCGCGGGCAGTGGTCGATACTTGACGCGCATGATGATCGAGGCCTGTATGCGGCCGGGCATTACGGTAGTGCGGCTTACTCACGCCGACGGTTTTACTTTGCTGCCCGCGCACATCCGCGAGGCGGAGACGCGCGATTGGTGTGAGCTGGTGTTGCGCCCGCTGTTAGAAAAATTGGAAATTAATTTGGATCATTTTTTTGGCATGGACTTCGCCCGCAACGGCGACCTGTCGGTGATCTGGCCGCTGGCGCAGACGCGCACGCTCGATTTGACCACGCCGTTTGTGCTGGAGCTACGCAACGTGCCGTTTGAACAGCAGAAGCAAATTTTGTTTTACCTGATTGATCGTTTGCCGCGCTTTCGCGCGGGGGCGATGGACGCACGCGGCAACGGCCAGTATTTAGCCGAGGTGGCCATGCAGCAATACGGCGCGTCGCGCATCGCGCAGGTGATGCTTTCGCAGGAGTGGTACCGGGAGAACATGCCGCCGTTCAAGGCGGCCATAGAAGATAAGAAGCTGACATTGCCGCTGGATGCGGATGTGCTGGCGGATTTGCGTACGGTGGTGATGGAAAAAGGTGTGGCGAAAGTGCCGGACAGCGCCCGCATCAAAGGCGGCGATGGGCGCGAGCGGCATGGCGATAGCGCGGTAGCATTGGTGCTGGCGATTTTTGCGGTGTTTACGATGGAACCGGTGCAGATCGAGTTCCAGTCGCTCGGCAATTTGCGCGTGGCCTCGCGCATGAATGATTTTATGTAAGCCGCTCCCAGCCTTCGGCCACCCTCTCCCGCCGGGAGAGGGGTTGGGGGTGAGGGGGCAAGTGAGGAATGCTAATGGATAAACAATTAACTGCTGAGATCGCCAGCATCAAACGCGACCCGCTGCAACCGTTGTTCAGCGGGCTGATCCAGCCCAACGACGACACGCTGGCGACACGAGGGCAAGGCAAAGGCTTGAAGCTGTACGAAGAGGTCGAGCGCGACGCGCATGTGTTCGCTTGCCTGCATAAACGTAAAATGGCGGTGATCGCGCGCGACTGGGAGGTAACCCCGGCCAGCGATGCGCGGCTTGACAAAAAAGCCGCTGCCATCGTCGAGGCGCAGTTGGACGCGCTCAACTTTGATGCGGCTTGCATGGGCTTATTGGACGCGATCAACAAAGGCTTTGCGGTCGGCGAAATCATCTGGGCTCTCCCCTCGCCCTCCGGGAGAGGGGCTGGGGGTGAGGGAGCAGAGATTTGCGTTGACGAAATCCGCCTGCGCGATCAACGCCGCTTTAATTTTGGCGAAGATTACGAGCTGCGCTTAAAAACGCAAGCCGACATGCTTAAAGGCGAAGTGCTGCCGCCGCGCAAATTCATCGTCCACAGTGTCGGCGCGAAGGACGGCAACCCTTACGGGCTGGGGCTGGGCAGTAAATTGTTCTGGCCGGTGTGGTTTAAACGGCAGGGCATCACTTTCTGGCTGACGCTACTCGATAAATTTGGCAGCCCGACTGCTTTAGGCAAATATCCATCAGGTACAAGCTTACCCGATCAACAAAAGCTACTGGATGCCTTAGCTGCCATCTCGCAAGATGCGGGCGTGACCATTCCCGAAGGTATGGCGGTCGAATTGCTGGAGGCCACGCGCAGCGGCAATGCGGGCTACGAGCAGATGATCCGCTACATGGATGAACAGATCAGCTACTGCATCTTGGGCGAAGCGCCGGGCGCGAAAGATTCTGGCGGCGCGCAAGCCTCTGCCGCCATCACCCGCAACGAAGTGCGGCTGGAGCTGGTGCAGTTCGATAGCGACATGCTGAGTGCCACGCTCAACAACACCCTCGTTAAATGGATCAGCGAATTTAACGTGCCGGGTGCTGCGCCACCTACGGTGTGGCGCAAGATTGTAGCCCCCGAAGACATCCTGCTGCGGGCGGAACGCGACCAGATTTTATTCAATATGGGTATGCGCCCCGATGAGGATTACCAGGCCAAAAATTATCCAGGCTGGAGCGTGCAGATTTCCTCCTCCCCTGACAAGGGGAGGTCGGGAGGGGTTGCCTTTGCCGAACCAAACTCCACCCGCGACACCCTCGACGACCTGGTCGATGCTGCCTTAGCCGAGTGGCAGGCCGATCTCGCACCCGCCGCCGATGTAATTCAGGCCCTGATCGACGCGTCCGCCAAGCGCGGGGAAACCGCCGCACAATTTTTAGAGCAACTGCCGGAATTGCTCAAAACGGTTGACGTGTCCGCGCTGACCGAACGCTTGACCCGCGCCGCCTTCGCCGCCAAACTCGCGGGTGCGGCGGGCATCCCCGCCGATAATGAACGCCTTTGAACGCCCTTTATAAAAATTCAAATCCCCGTCATTAATGACGGATCAGGTGCAAAATGGCCGACCCAAAAATATCTGCCCTGTTCCACCTCGCGCCCAAAGAGGCGGTCGAGTATTTGCAAGGGCGCAAACAACTCGCGAAAACATTCTCCTGGCAAGACCTGTGGCAGGGCGAACATGCACACCAGTTCACCGTCTCGCGCCTGGCGCGGCTCGATATTTTAGAGTCGTTGCGCGACGGCATCACCCGATCCGCGCAGGGCGATTTGTCGCGCCGCGACTGGATGAAGGACGCGCGCGCATTGCTCGAAAAAGAAGGCTGGTGGGGCACGAAAGAAGTGTTAGAACCCTCTCCCTCCGGGAGAGGGCAGGGTGAGGGAAGTGGCACGTTACTCACCACCAAATTCGACCCCGCGCGGCTGAAACTCATCTACGACACCAACGCCCGCATGGCCTACGCCGCCGGCCAGTGGCAGCGCATAACCCGCAATAAATCCACCCACCCCTACATCCGCTACATCACCAAGCGCGATGAAAAAGTGCGGCACTCGCACCGCGCCTGGCACAATTTGGTGTTACCCGTCGATCACCCGTTCTGGAAAACCCATTTCCCGCCCAACGGCTGGCGTTGCCGCTGCGGGGTGGTCAGCATGTCGCAAAAAGAATTTGACGCGGGGCTGTCGCCGACCGGCGAAAAGCTCAACACGGACGCACCCGTTATCGAGTACCGCGACTGGGTCAACAAGCGCACCGGCGCGGTGGAGCGCGTGCCGGTGGGGATCGATCCGGGCTTCGCTTACAACCCCGGTATGGCGGCGGCGCGACAGGCGAATCTGGCCGGGGTGGAAGCGGCCAAGCTGGCGCAAGCATCGCCCGCGATGGCGGCGGCGTATAATGCGACGATGAGCCAAGCATTTGCACGGCAGTCCATGAGCGTGTCTGACAGAAAAATTGAAGTCGTGCTGGGAGCGGTTATCGGCGCGGATGCGATTTTTGGCAAAACCGGCCTCGACTTGACTGGTCATATACACACCGCCGACAATTATGCCGTGCGCCACACGATGAAAAGTCATGGCGATGCGCCAATTGAGATCGGGCGCGGCCAGATCGCGGTGACGTTGGCGGATTTCGACATGATCGGTCAGATTGTATCGTCGCCAGACGACGTGTTCGCCGACGGGAAGAACAAGATAGGGCGTGACGTAGTTGTTTTTGTCAAGGTGATCGACGGCACAGGCTATCGCTACGTTGGCGAGATACGGAAAAAAGGCAAGCGCGTGGCAATGGATTCGATGCGCAAAAAGAAAGGAGCCTGGGGCTCCTGATGATGGGGCCAACACCCGCGACGAGTGCGTGCTGGCTTTCGCCCCCTTCTCTCAACGTCCGAAACGATTTCGCGGGTGTGGTTGCGTTTATTATCCACAAACCCGCCCGAATTGCAACAGGAATTTTCATGGAAACAAAGCCGATAAAAATTGAAATCAACTCCGCCGCCGTGCTGGCCGCGTTCAACCGCTTGGCCGCACTCGGCCACAACCCGCGGCCCGCCTTCGACGCGATCGGCATGGCGCTGGAAAACAACGCCCGCAAGCGTTTCGAGGCCAAAACCGACCCATCGGGCAAAGCCTGGGCGAAGTGGAAGCCATCGACCATCAAAAGCTACCCCAAAGACGGCAACAAAAAGCTGCTTGACCGCTACGGCGACATGCTGGCTAGCATCAGTTACCAAATCGTTGATGGCGGCGTGGCGGTCGGCAGCGGCCAGCCCTACGCGGCCTATCACGAATTCGGCACAACAAAAATGGACCGGCGCGGCATTTTCACCGCCGCCCCCGATGCCGGGCTGATCAGCGCGGAAGACGAGGCCGCCATCCTCGACATCCTCAACGCCCACCTCGCCCGCGCCATCGGCGGGGGGTGATAATGCTGCAACGAGTGCAACTGATGCGTAAAAAGGGCTGGCGAATGCCAGACAACACGGTGAAGGTTGACCGAGCCACGAAATGGGGAAACCCGTTTGTGCCGGGAAAGCCGATTCCGTTCGGGCCGCTGAAAGGCCTAGTGGTTGCCGACAAGCGCCATGCCTTTGTGCTGTACCGCGCGTTCGCGCCGCTGAACGAAAAACTTGTCGCGGCGGCGCGCAGCGAGCTGTCCGGTAAAAATTTGGCATGCTGGTGCTCACAGGATGACCCATACGAGGATGCCTGCCATGCGGCGGTGCTCCTTGAGTTGGTTAAATAACGGAGACAAAGAATCCGCCTGCCGCTTCAAACGCGATTTAATGGTCTTTTTGCCCATTTGAGTTAATTATTATTTGGTCAATGTAATGAGGGAGGGGTTAAGTTTTTGCCGTTTTTTTTTTGCGTTTTTTATTTTTACCTGTTGAAATTGATTTTTATTTCCATCCCGTATAATCCCGCCTCGAATCGCTTCTTCCCAGATTTATCTCACATTTCTACTATAATTTATCTCAGGTCGGATCAGCTTTTTTATTTTACTCACCATCTTGCCCGCTTAACTCGCTTTCTGTCGCCATTTCACTAATCTATACCCCAGCAATACAAACAGTATCACCGCATAAATCAGCGGCTCGGTGATGTCTTTTT